CCCCTACCCGTAGCCCAGCCCTACAATTGGTACAAGACACTGCCCACACTCAGCATACCCCTCCAGGAGCTGTCTGCCACAGAGACCCTAGCACGATCAGCTCGCAAGAGCAAGACACACGACAGCCTCATCGTCGACTACAAAGACGAGGAGGCCATCGCCATAGCCCTCCCATACCAGCTACCACGAGGTGCCAAGGGCTTTAAGATAGCCATCGAGATAGGCTTCCCCGGCACCACCTGGCCCGAAGATGAGCACGACCAGATACAAGGCGTCATCGAGAGCCACCTAGCAGACCAGCAGTGGAGAGGCACCATGCAGGCCACCTGGACACACCACATGTATGGGTACAACATAGGCCGGCCAAAAGGCTGTCGGTCACTACCCGCCGTACCCGAAGAGGAGCGCGTCGAGCCAAACGGCCAGACCATCGCTTACTACTACGGCAAGGTGCGAGACCAAACAGCCTCCTACACCTCCCGCGCTGCTCAAAACGCTCACCGCACTAGCCAGACACACCTAGACTACAACCAGTACCACACCCTAATATACGACCACCTGCCGTGGAGCTATGTCAATACCGACGACCTGCGGGGCGGAGCTCTAGCCACCATGCAGTGGGAGGTCTACGTCCCCTTTCCGCAGACCATCGAGTGTCACGACAAGGAGATGCAACTTTATAGCGACTACAAGCACTACACCTTTACACCTGGCTACCTCATCGTCTACCTGCCGATGCGCTTCTGGCGCATACGGGGTGGCGACAACATAGGCACCTTCACCCCCAGCCAAGTAGAGATAGGACACATCTCCATCGACCACCTATGGCGACGAGACCCTCAGTACGAGAGCTATCTAGACTGCGACCGCGATGACGGCTACCTCAGACAAGGAGACGAGATAGCCCTCAGCTACACCACCCAGATGCCCCGCATAGCACTCTCGCCAGCACTCAAAGGACTACTCCGAGATGCCCAGGGACGCGCCCTAGAGCGTCTCCCCAAGATCGGCATCACACCCGCAGAGCGTGTGGCACGCGCTTTCTTCGCCCTCTACGGCTACCAGAGCGACCGCATCACCTGCACCACACTCACAGACAGCTGTACAGAGCCAGCACAGAGCTGCACGCTACGAGGACGAGCCGGACACAGTTACTACGTCTTAGGCTATCGATACGACATCGTACAGGGAGAGACTGAGCTCACACTACGCAGCATACCCCAAAGGCTAGAGACCACACAATATGCCTAGCATCGAGGAGACACTAGCCACAGCCATCATCGAGGGGGGAGTCAGCTACAGCGACTTCCGCCTACTCACCCTAGACGAGTGGCGTGCCATAGCAGAGGCCATCACAACCCGCCAGGAGCGTAACTACCGCAACCAGTGGGAGCAGACCAGACTCATCGCTTGGCACGCCATAGCACCATACCTCAAGGAGGGCGTATCTATCTATCAGATGCTACCGCTACCTTGGGATCCACCACAAAACCATAACCACACCGATAGAGCGCATGAGCGACCCTCAGACGAGGAGATAGAGCGCATGATGCGCCGATTCGGAGGTTAGAGATTAGAAGTTAGAAATTAGAGGTTAGAGGTTAGACCTGCCCCCTCTAATCTCTAACCTCTCACCTCTAATCTCTCTTTCCCCTCTAATCTCTAATCTCTAACCTCTAACCTCTAATCTCTAAATCCATGACCACCCTAATCCGCCCCAACACCATCGAGACCATCCTAGAGCGACTCGCCTCCATCGAGCAGATACGATACGTAGCACTCGACCAGGGACAGCTCGATCAGTACAGCGACAGCGAGACAGCTCGTCCCCCCATCGCCACCCCAGCCCTGCTCGTCTCACTCACAGGCGAGAGCATCGCACCTTACAAAGGTTGCTCAGAGGCGATCCTAACCATCGACATACGCCTCATCACCGACTGCTCTACCATAGCCAACTATGCAGCACCCAGCCAGCACATAGCAAACGCAGCGACGCCCTACAGCCTCATACCAGAGGTCGTAGAGCGTCTCACGGGAGTAGATAGCGAGATGGCCTATCTAGGATTTGACGAGGGCATGCGTCAGCGCACCCTCTCAGAGCTTAAGCTGCACTTCCGCCTGCGAGGCTTACTGCATGAGTGAGTGCGATGACGGCTCAGTGTAAAACAACCCCGGCTGCACCCAGCGCACATGCTCCGGACGACTCATAGCCTGACGCATACGCTCTCGCTCACGAGGCACATCGACCTTGAGCATCTTCAGATAGGTGCGATAGCAGCAAGGATAGAGCGGGTAGACCTTATGTCGCCACACTTGCATATAGCAACGATCGAGACGCTCTGGCTCGTAGTACTGAGCAGTAAGCCGCTGGACGAGCTCCACACGGCGCAAGTAATTCTCATGTAGCCCCTTATTCCTACTTCTTTTCATAGCACCACAAAGTTAAGCAATTAGACCTTACCACCATGAGTACCAACACATTCTCCCCACGAGACCCCGCCAAGTACGACCTCGCACGCAGACTATATATGGACAAAGTCCCCATGAAAGAGATCGCCAAGCGCGTCGGCACCACGCCTCAGACCCTCTCCTCCTGGAAGCGACGAGGCGCATGGCAAGAGCATCGCACAGCCGAGCTCCTATCCCCACGACGACTCTACCGCAAGCTACTCACACAGCTAGACAGCCTCATAGAGATGGGCGCCCCAGCTGATACGGCAGATGCCATTTCTAAGATATGCAAGCAGATCAAAGAGTTACAGCACGAGACCACCGTAGACGACATCATCAGCGTCTTAAGTGGCTTCGGCGACTGGCTTATACAGCGAGGCAAGGAGCTAAGCACCGACACAGCCTTCGTACAGGAGCTGACGCGCCTGCAAGACATCTATGTGCAGGAGTGCTTACAGCGAGATAATCTACTAGACCCCAACGACCAATAGACCACCACACGCCATGGCAGACATCATCAAGCGCATACGCATCGAGGCCGACATAAGACAGGCCACACAGGCGGTCTCAGATATCTCAGCAGACATACAGGAGCTCAGTAGCAAGGCGCAGCAATCGGTAGAAATACCCCTCGACACAAGCAAGGCACAAGAAGCCGTAAATCAGCTAGACGACAAGCTAGAAGAGACTTCCGAGACGGCCGAGAAGCCTCGCGAGGTGCCTCTCGACACGAGCAAGGCACAAGGAGCTGTCGACAAGCTAGACAACAAGCTAGAGGATGCAGGACAAGAGGCACAGCAGACCGGCGAAAAGGGTTCACAAGCCTTTGACGCCATAGATAAGTCGATACGCAACATCGAGCTGACTAGCATCATCCAGCAGGTGCAGATGGTGGGCGAGACGCTAGGCAAGCTAGCCTCGCCGGCAGTGGACTTTGAACAGTCCATGGCCGACCTCTCTGCCATTACCGGCTCCGTAGGCGACGAGCTAGAGGATCTCAAGCAGACCGCACGAGAGGTGGGCAAGGCTAGCGGACTAGGCGCAAGCGAGTCGGCCAATGCCTTTGCGGTCCTGGCAGGTCAGATAGACGTTCCCATCGAGTCGCTCAAGGTGCTACAGCGTGAGACCATCACGCTAGCGCAGGCGGGCGCCCTGCCTCTAGAGGACGCTGCCAACGCGGTGGCGGGTACGATCAATCAGTTTGGCATGGAGGCGTCTGAGGCATCTCGTGTCGTCAACGTCCTCGCAGCGGGTTCGCGGGCTGGTGGTGCTGAGGTAGTCGACCTCTCCGAGAGCTTTAAGGTAGCAGGTGCAGCTGCTAATGCGGCGGGCGTTTCAATCGAAGAGACGGCAGGCGCGCTGGAGGTTCTCGCCCAAAACAACACCAAGGGAGCCGAGGCAGGTACCGCTATGCGCAATATGCTCGTAGCGATGCAGACGAGACTGGGTATCGACATTTCGCAGACAGGCTTCGTGGGTGGCCTGAAGATCATCCAGGAGGAGCTAGACAAGATGCAGAGCCCCGTGGAGCGCACCACCTTCCTCGCTAAGGCTTTCGGCCGTGAGAATATGGTGGCTGCGCAGTTTTTGCTGTCCAACGCTGACGCTGTCGAGGAGATGACGACGGCGGTCACAGATACCAACTCGGCCATGGAGCAGGCGGAGATTCGCAACGATACCTGGGCGCACAAGATGGAGGTGGCACGCGCCAAGATTGACGACGTACTCATATCGATGAGCAGTCTCTCGGGGTCGCTCCTGCCGATGGCGGGCATCATAGGCGAGCAGGTGAGCAAGTTCTCGGGGCTTATACCAATAGTCTCATCGGCTAGCAAGATGCTCCAGGGCTTCTCCGTCAAGACCGCCATCGCTACGGTCGCTCAGAAGGGGCTCAACGCTGCGCTCACGGCTAATCCCATCGGCGCGGTCGTCACCGCTATATCGGCACTTGTGGCAGGCGTGGTCTATGCGTACAATCACTTCGAGGGCTTTCGCCAGTCGGTACAAGAGACGTGGGGCAAGCTCCAAGCACTGTGGAGTATGCTCTACGAGCGTCTTAAGCCCGCTTTTGATCTCATTGGCAAGTTGGTCGGAGGAGTCATCAAAGTCGTCTTTGGGTGGTTTGCCAAGCAATTAGAGATTGTCTGCACGGTCATCGGTGTCGTGGCAGATGGCATTATGGACTTGATCCAATGGTTTGACAAGCTCCTCGCACCTATAGACCGAGTCTGTCGTAAGCTAGGCGAGTATCTCGGTCTGCGTGACAAGGCTGCTGAGCAACCAGCACAGCAAGGCGCTAATGCGAGCAAAGAGGCGTGGCGCTTTCAGCTGGCGAACCTCGACAAGCAGATCCAAGAGACCCAAGCGGAGATGCAGCGTGTAGGCATCCTAGACAAGAGCTATCAAGCTCTGCAGAACAAGCTGGCGAATCTCAACAAGCAGCGGCGAGACCTACAGCTAGCACACGCCAGCTCTACCCCGACTGCGCCTGCTGCGAATAGTCCGCTTGCGGAGACTCTCCCCACAGATACGGGTGGCGCAGGCTCTGCCGAGCAGCAGAAGATCTACAACCTCACCACCATCGAGGGACTGCAAAACAACATCTCCCGCCTGCAGGAGCGTATGCAGCGGGCTTCGCTCGATGAGGCTGTAACGATGCAGCGCAAGGTCAATGAGCTCCAGAAGCTCCTCAAAGAGCTACAAAGTGCGATCTCGGTAGGTGCCTCGGTAGATCCCTCATCGATGGGGCATAAGATTTCGGGCAAAGCTCCCTCGCTCAAGGCTGTACAAGGCTTTGACATAAAGGGTGTCACCGAGGGAGCTGCCGACCAGCTCTACAAAGCGACTAAGCGCGCACTAGAGCGTACGGCTAAGCTCTGGACATCCTTTGCCAAGGGGGTACAGTCTAACCTCCAGGGTATCTCCAGAATCATGGGGACACTAGGCAATATCGTCTCGGGCAACGCTAGCTCATGGTTACAATGGGGTGCCAACGTCCTATCGGCCATCGCAGGGGTACTGCCACAGCTCCTAGCACTCTTTACGGGCAATATATCAGTCGCAGCCTCTGAAGCGGCAAAGAGCCAGTCAGGCATCCCCATCATCGGCCCCATTGCAGCCGTTAGCGCTGTAGCCAGCGTCGTAGGCGCACTCCTCTCACTGCCTAAGCCGACAGCCTTTGCTGAGGGTGGTATCGTCTCTGGCCCTACCTACGCTCTCGTAGGCGAGTACCCTGGAGCGACAAACAACCCCGAGGTGATCGCTCCGCTAGACAAGCTCCGATCGCTCATCCAGGAGCCTTCGAAAGATAACAATATGGGTGGCGAGGTGACCTTTCGCATCGAGGGCAGACACCTCGTAGGTATCCTCAACAAGGAGTCTCGCCTGCACCGACTATCCTAATTTATAACCCCCTAAACACCCTCTAAATGGCTACTAAAAGGACGCTCAAAAGACCCTCCAAGGAGCTACTCCAGCGCTGGAATGACCGTGTGGCACTCATACAGAGTACTACCTTTGACATTGCAGAGACGGAGGCAGATAGAGAGCAGCGCATACAGACTGCTCTCAAGGACTACAACTACTTCTGTCGTACTTACTTCCCCCATATCTGCACCACCGATTGCGGAGCCTTTCAGATAGACGCTGCGCACAAGATAGCCGACGATGACCGTCTGCGTGGACTCTTCGAGTGGGCACGTGGTCACGCTAAGTCGACGCATATAGGCTGTCTCATACCGCTCTGGATCAAGGCGAGAGCTAAGCGGGGACTGTCGCAAGGCTTTGACTTTATGGTCGTAGTCTCTAAGAGCGAGGACAGCGCCACTGCTCTCCTAGGTGACCTGCAGGCTGAGCTAAGTCACAATGATGCTTACCGCACAGACTTTGACATCAAGACCGAGAGAGGCGATGAGTGGCAGGCGGGACGATTCTCTACGGCCGATGGCACTACCTTCGTCGCACTAGGACGAGGGCAGTCGCCTAGAGGTCTCAAAAAGCGTGGTCTACGACCCAACCTCATCGTCATCGACGATATCGATGATGATGAACTATGCGAAAACGATGCGCGCACCGCTAAGGCGTACAACTGGATGATGTCGGCACTCTTTGGCACGATGGCAGCCGGGCGAGGACGTTTTGTCCTCGTGGGCAACCGCATCCACAAGCGCTCCATACTAGCACGCTACGCTGAGAGACCAGGTATCTACCACACGGTCGTCAATATACTTGACAACCGTGGTAAGGTCACCTGGCATCAGAACTACACCCTCTCGGAGGTCGACGAGATGCGACAGACGATGGGTGAGCGCAACTTTGCCAAGGAGTATCTCAATGCCCCAATCACCGAGGGGAGCGTCTTCCGCCCCGAGTGGATCAAGTATGGCAAGATGCTCCCGCTCTCTAAGTATCAGCGCATCGTAGCCTACACAGACCCCTCCTGGCGTAGCTCCAAGCAAAACGACTACAAGGCGACCATCGTAGTGGGTAAGACACACGAGGGCTACTACCACATACTCAAGGCGTACGCAGCTCAGACGACTGTCAAGGCTATGGTCGCATGGCACTACGACATAGAGGCATGGGCAGCAGGCAAGGCGCACGTACGATACTGGATGGAGGCTAACCTGATACAGGAGCTACTCCTCACGGAGTTTTACAAGGAGGGCTGCATACGAGGTAGTCAGATGGCTATCACACCCGACAAGCGTCGCAAGCCCGACAAGTTCTCGCGTATAGAGGCTCTACAGCCACTCTTCGAGCGGGGCTTTGTCGTGATGAGCGAGGCTGAGCGGGACACGCCTGGTATGGCTGTACTCATCGAGCAGCTCCTATCCATAGACCGAGGTAGCAAGGTACACGATGATGCCCCCGATGCGCTCGAGGGTGCCATCTACAAGCTCAACCACGGTTCGATGGGCGATGCCTCTGGAATGCGCTATTTCGTACCCCCTGGAGCTGATAGACGCTTCTAGCGATGCTCCACGAGGTGGCAAATCGTTTTTAAGGGGTTCACGCCCCATTTAGGATTGCATATCGTTTTCGCAATGATAACTAGTCTACCCCTACTAGAGATATGCGCTAAAAACCACCTTAAAATGCGTCACCTCATATAGCACCCCACCACATAACCCCAAAATAAGCCACTCGGCAACCCCGCCCAGCATAGCTAACTAACCGATTTAACAGACACTTAAACAGTTTACACCCCTCAAAATATGATCGTATCACCACAAGAGATGACCTCAGCCATCGACTCTTACAAGCTCGATGAGATCACAGACCACAACGACGCCATCACCGACACCTGCCTACGTGCTGCCCAGCAGAAGGTGCTCTCATACCTAGCCAATAGATATGATGTCACAGCTATCGCATCGATGAGCAGTAGCCAGCCCGAGGTGGCTGACCTAGCAGAGATTATCAAGGATATAGCGCTCTACTACATCATACGCAGACACAATATAGACCTAGCCTACACAGCGGTCGTAGAGGTCTACAAGGAGCACCTCAACTACCTAGAGCATGTCGCCAAGGGTACCATATCGCTCGTGGGGCTACCCACACGCAAAGAGGCTGACGGCAAGACACCCTCGGCAACAATAGCCATGGGGTCGAGACCTAAGAGAGACTTCGCATACTAACCCTACACACCACTACACACTATGAATAGTACCAAGAAAGCTACAGGAGCTACCCAGCTGATAGACCGCATCACACGCCGACAAGCCTACGACACGGCTCGTGATATGGCAGACTGGAGACGAGCCAAGAGAGAGGCTAAGAGGATCGAGCGACCACGTCGCATACGTCTAGTAGAGCTACTCGAGGAGCTACTCCACGACACGCATCTATCCTCTCAGGTAGATCTACGCATCGAGAGATCGCTCGAGAGATCCTACACAATCCAAGACAGTAGCGGAGCATATGACGAGGAGGTGACTCGTATGCTCTCTGCTCTGCCAGCCTGGGGTGACCTACTCGAGACGCTACTGATGACGCCTATGTGGGGACACTCGGTTATGGAGATAACGCCTACGGGCGATGACCAGCTCTTTACCTATACGCTCATACCGAGACAGCATGTAGTGCCTCAAGAGGGGGTCATACTGACAGATCTCTCTGACGAGGACGGAATACACTACAGAGAGCTACGAGAGTATGGCACCTCGATTATTGAGGTGGGGGCGAGAGAGGATCTGGGGGTACTCTTCGACTGTGCCCCTGACACGATCTATAGGATGCACGCCAAGGCATCGTGGTCTGAGTTTTGCGAGATATACGGCATACCCCCTCGCATCTTGAAGATGGACACGCTCGATACGGAGGCATTCAACCGTGCCGTGCAGATGATGCAACAGATGGGTGCTGCAAACTGGGCTATCGTCGACCAGACAGAGGAGCTCTCCTTTGGCACAGGTGTATCGGACAATGGCTCTATATTCCAAAACCTCATCACAGCTGCCGAGCAGTCTGTCTCGCTCAAGGTATGCGGGGCGGTCGTCGGGCAGGACACACTCCACGGCAATAGATCTAAGGAGGAGTCGGCGCAAGAGCTCCTAGACAGCAAATGCGCTGCCGACAGGCGCATGCTAGAGCGTTACTGCAATACGATCGTCCTGCCAGCACTCTATAAGATGGGTGTACTGCCGGATGGACTCAGACTAGTCTATGAGGGTGAGGACGATACGGAGACTCTCTTCCAGCGCACCACGCAGCTCCTACCGCACTATGAGGTCGACCCAGAGTGGATACGGGAGCGATTTGGCGTAGAGGTGACAGGACGACGAGAGACGCTGGCCAACGGCCAACAGCTAACAGCCAATGTGGAAGACCCTTTTTTCGGCTAAGGGAGAGTAGGAGTAGGTATCGCAGGCTCGATCAGCTACTCTCCCAGTTATACGGCACCCACTGCTCTTGTCCCACCTGCCTAGCTGCTCACGCTGACACAGATGAGGAGGAGCGAAAGAAGCCACAGAAGACGCTAGCACCGCAGATCTCTGAGCGCATCCTCAAGCGCGCCTATAGGGTCGTAGTGCGTCAGGAGGAGATGACTCCTGACACGCTACAGCAACCTGCCGTCAGAGCGCTGATACAGCAGACGGCCGATGTGCTAGGAGCTCCTCTAGATGATGCTACCATTGAGTACAAGATACCGGATGAGATGATGCGCTCACTCAGGGAGGATGTCTTCGTCTTCTCGGGCTTCAAGACCTACCACCAGCTCAAAGAGGCTTCCGAGCTACTTCTAGACGAGCAGGGACGTGTCAAGAGCTTCAACAAGTTCTACCAAGATGTCTCGGCAATACGTGAGAAGTACAATCGCAACTGGCTCCACGCTGAGTACAACTTTGCCGTCAGCTCCTCGCAGATGGCGGCTAAGTGGGCAGAGCAGTCGGCCGATGCAGACATCTGCGACCTCACCTACAGCACCGCAGGTGATGACAAGGTGCGCCCCGATCATGCGGCACTCGATGGGGTGACGCTACCCGTGGAGGATCCCTTCTGGTCGTACGCCTACCCGCCTAATGGGTGGAACTGTCGGTGCAACGTCATACGCTCGCTCAAAGGTACCCGCCCGCTCTCTGACTCCGAGCGGTGTCAGGAGACCTTTATGCAGACGACCGAGGGTCGTGAGGAGATCTTTCGCTATAATCCTGGGCGAGACAAGGTACTCTTCCCTCCGCATCACCCCTACTACGGCAAGCGTGGATACAAGCACTGCGAGGTAGGAGATAATCTCTCAGCTAACCTGCTCAAAAAAGGGGTCTGCCAAGTCCTTTCCAAGTTAAAAGGCTTTCTAAAAGAGAAGGATGACTTACCCAAATTGCGAAAGAAGGCTTTATCGACGAAGGAGAGCATCCCAGAGCATGGGACAACGGTCGATAACAAAAATGCGATAACGGGAGGTATGTATCTGCTCAGACGCTCTATCAAGGATATCACAGATCACGCTCTGCATGACCCCTTAGTGCTAAAGTGGATAGCAAGCACAGACTTCTCTAAGCCTTTAGAGTGTAAGTATATCGGATGGGGCGAGTGTGAGCTTAATGCTCAAGGTGTTCAGAAGCATCCTGAAGCCTCATATTTCACTTATTATGAAATGACTATCGGAGGAGAGAAGAGATACTTGTATGCTAAGATGCACATTAAATACGGGAAAGAGGTACCGTACTGTATTCTATTTGATAAGCCCGAAAAAGTAGAGACTTCTGCTCCTCCAAAAAAGGAATAGTGCTTGCCAAAAAACCGTAGACATCGGAATATCAATGCGGGACTTACTCTTGGCAAACACTATTCTGACCACAAAGGTAGCAACTATATCTGAGACAAGCAAATGCGCCAGCTCAGCTATCAATGTACCATACTTGGGTCAGTGCGGTCTACCTCATCGAGCTCTATCTGGTGTACCTCAAAGTACTTGTCACGGATTAGAAGCCCCATAGCTCGGAGATAGAGCTGGTCGGGCATACCCTTCTCGTAGGCAAAGTCTTGTATAGCCGTGATGTCTTGCTTCGTATAGAAGCGGTCTGGCTCCACTGCACTAGTCTCTATCGCAAAGGTCTGCAGCTGATAAGCATTCAGACCGCCCTGTCTCTCGGACTCTTGGCGTATGGCGGGCTCTATGCGAGAGTCCCAGTTGCGAGAGATGATAGCAGCTGCGTCAAGCTCTTTCATAACCTCGACACCTGCTGGGGTGAGAGACACAGGGCTATGACTCTGCATCAGCGGGGTAGCATTAGACTTGATGATCTCTAGAGACCCCTTAATCATAGAGAGGTCTTTGCGCACATCGTCTATGATGAGGTTATTGCGAGCGACCTGATCTTTAAGCTCTAAGCGTAGGGAGTCCTGCTCTCTCAAGATAGCCTCCTTGTCGCACTGATGCTTGGTGACATAGCGTGTGACCTGGACAATGACCCATACCAGCAGACAGAGGATGACCACAACAACAGCCACCGTCACCCCAAATGTAGCATTTAGAAACTCTATTACAAAGTCACTCATAGCTTATATCTCTTATCTCTGCACCAAAGGTACGAACTTTTCTCTGACCTGCGAGACGCTAGTAATTAGTTATTCACGACCCCGCACGCTAGATTGTGCAAGAGGATGATAGTTGCTACCTTTGCCAACAGCCAATAGCCAAAGTATATATGATAAAACTAGATAGTCGCTCTATAGAGCATGAGCTGGCGCGCAGGCTGGCGGTGATTATGGAGGGTGAGACAGATGCTGCCTTCAGGAGTAAGGGGTGGGACGGTGTGCGATGGGCTCCTGTGCGCATGCCTAATCCTCGTGGCTCTCTGATGCTACGTACCGGTGCTCTGCGCCGGTCGCTGAGCTTTGTCTCTCGTGGTAATGTCGTGGCGGTCTCATCGTCGATGCCCTATGCCTCGCTGCATAACGAGGGGGGGCGTGTGGTGGTGCCGGTGACTGATAAGATGCGTCGCTACTGGTGGTGGCAGTACCGCAAGAGTGGTGGTCGGGATGTGCGCTACAAGGCTATGGCACTCTCTCGCAAGTCTCACTGGAATATCTCTGTACCACAGCGACAGTTTGTGGGTGTGACCGATGAGACAGACCGCCAGCTAGAGGCTCAGCTGGATGAAATGCTCCAGGAGCTAGATATAAGGCTTTAGAGGTGCTTAGAAATAGTCATATGACTTTCAAACGATAATCATATGACTTTCGAACGATAGTCATATGACTATTTTGGAGTAGTCCTAGGTGTCCTAGAAAATAGACACCTATCTATCGAACGATAGACAGCTGTCTATTGGATGATAGACACCTGTCTATTTTGCGGTAGTCCTAGGGGGGGATTAGAGGTTAGTTCCTAGTGGTACTAGAACCACTAGAAGCACTAGTACCACTAGTTAAGCTTCCCTTAACAGCTCCCACACCATGCAGAGAGCGGTCACCCACACTTGGTAGATGACCGCTCTCATTGTATAGTGGCGTTAGCCTACTTAATCATCGCTCAGTATCCCTCCTGCCAGCAGGAAGAACGCCCCCGCTAGGAGGAACGTATTAAGCCCCAAGAGGAGCAGGAGCCAGTCTGGCACCACCGTCGACGTGCTATCACACAGATAGCTGGCAGCTAGTACACTCTCTGCCAGCAGCACCAGTGCCAGCACGATGAGGATATAAAACGATCTCATTGCTTTACGCTTGTTGTAACACATATTATATACTGTCTTAAAGTCAAACATTCTAAGTTCTAAGGGCTAGACCCTAGAGGTCTAATCTCTAACCTCTAATCTCTAACCTCTAATTTCTAGATCGAGCTCATCGCTAGCGGTACGGCGCGCCACTCGCCCGTGATTTCATCCTTCACGTCAAGGCGGACGTAGCTCTTCGACACTTGCGGATTGTACGACTGCTCGATGATGCGCACACCCTCCAGGAAGGTGTCGCTACCGCTCTCCTCGGCCAGACGGCGTAGCTGTAGCACACGGCTAGCCTGTATCTGCCCGGCACGATTGCGTGAGAGCAGCTTCAAGACGGCACTCACCAGTGCCGACGAGGTGTCATCCTTAGCCAAGCTCTCCAGGTAGCCACGCACCATCTGGATACCCTCCTCGACAGTGTCGCGGTAGCTATCTATCGTATAGTTGCCCAGCGTCACGCGGATTGTCGAGTCCGAGTTCGTGAAGGTGTGGCTGTACTGCCCCCCTTCCTTCGTCAGGCCCATCTGCTCCGTCTTCATATCTATCACCGCCTGGAAGTTCTCGAAGACAGTCCGCTTGACCAGCTCCATATCCTCCGACAGCTGACTCAGAGCCGTGTAGGCAGAGGCAACCTCCGTGTCCACCAGCTCCGCATACTGCTCGCGAAAGGCTTGGCGCCGATGCGCCTCCTCCTGCTTCGCCTTGTAAGCCCGAAAAGCCTGTAGCTCCTCAGCGCTAATCTGTTCTGTTGTTTCCATATTCTTATTCGCTAATTGGTTGATAATTGATTGCTAATTGTTCGCTAATTGTTCGGTCATTTACCGCTAAAGTCTCAGGTCTAAAGTCTAACCTCTAAAGCCTGCGCCCTTCGTAGGGGCGGACATATGTGTCCGCCCGTCCTCCACGTCGTCCTGTAGGGACGCACGGTCTGTGCGTCCGTCCCCGTTAAGGGTTACTGCGTCAAATTTGTTCTACAACGGACGCTCAGACCGAGCGTCCCTACAGAGGGTTACTCGTCAGCCAAAAGCTAACAGCCACCCAAAGCCTCGCACTCCTTCAGCCATCGTGACACCTCACGGAGGTTCTCCGAGGCGAGGCGGGCATTACGCGCTGCATGCGACACCAGGAGCGAGTCCCAGCTAGAGAGCGACGAACTGCTCGACAGCTCGCCCAGCTTGTAGCGCAGCGCACTCGCCTCGCTCGCCAGCGACAGCACCTTGCGGTACAGCCCGCTCAGCTCCTTCGCATCACTCACTTGTTCACTCACTTGTTCCATCATATCTCTAATATCTAATCTAGCTTTTGGCTGTTAGCTGTTGGCCATTGGCTAGGAACACCAGCACTCCGATAGCTCCGATGGCTCTGATAGCTCCAGCCAAAAGCCAACAGCCAAAAGCTAACAGCTAACCTCTAAATCCCTTCAGCGTCTGCTGTATAGCCTTGTCAGCGCTGTAGTCCTTCTTCTTGCGCTTCTGCTGGAGCTCTTTGGTGATCTCATTAACGCTCTCCAGGTCGCGCACCTTATGGTTGAAAGCAAAGATGAGCGAACGCATACGTTCAGGCGGGATCTTGTTAAAGCTGTCGTAACCAGAGGCACGCACAGCCGTAGCCTTGATCGTCTCAATGTTCTCCTCGTAACCTGCCGTGCGCAGGTAGCGACCGATGCACGCTATCAAGCGCTTGCGTAGGCGGTCTTGGTGCGCATTCAGGTTAGACGAGATTGTAGCGATCACATCGATCAGCTGATGCTGCGTCAAGTCGCGACTGCTCTCCACGCCGTAGCTAGAGAGGATAGCGTGACGCTCCGACTCGCTCAGCCCTGCAGAGGCAGCCACCGCATGGTACTTGCGGATCAAGTCCCGCTGTACCTTGTCCATGATTGGGTTCTCTTTCATATTCATTATCTAGTTAATAGTGATTCATTATTCTAGCCTTTAGCTGTTGGCTTTTGGCTGTTAGCTGTTGGCCATTGGCTAGGAACACCAGCACTCCGATAGCTCCGATGGCTCTGATAGCTCCAGCCAAAAGCCAACAGCCAAAAGCTAACAGC